AGAGGCCCGACATCGCCCACCTGCGAACCCGGCAGCGGCGCGTCGATCAGCGCCACCGCCAAGGGCTCGCAGGCTGGCCTGAACGCGGCATGGGCCTCGCGCAGCGGAGGCGGCGCGAAGTCGCGGACCGGCCGCGGAACCTCGGCCGTCGCCTCGATCCGACGCAGCGTTCCCTCGATGATGCGGTCCACCCTGAACCTTCCACGAGGGGTTGTACCCATGAGTTCGACGACGTCGCCCGGCTCGATGGCCAGCCGCGAGATGGGCAGATCGAAGCGCGCCGTCCCGCCGGCCGTCCGCGTATCGCGGAGCCAACGCCGGGCGATGCGCTGCGCCTCATCCGGTCGCAGCGCAAGCGGATAGTCCGCCCCGGCGACGCCCTGCCCGTCTGCGCCGGCCGTCGGGTCGCGCGCCTCGACCGTCCTCGGCTCGTAGGCGCCGTCAGCGTCCAGAAAAGTCAGGCGCACGACGGAAGGCGCGTCAGCCGCCGGCGCGCGCGACAGGGACGGAGCCGGGGCTCGATGCGCCGGGTCCGCAGAGTCTTCGGCGCATGAGGAGGCGTCGATGCGCGCCACGCCGCGACCGCCGCGCATGACGAAGCGCACCCTGCCCTCGCTCTCGCAAGCGTCGAAGCCGTAGGCGAGCATCAGCGGCTGAAGCGCCTGACGCGCGCTCTGCGTGGCGTCGAGCAGATAACCCGGCGCCACCCCCACGAGGCCGTCGACATCCGCGTCAACGCCCGCGGCGGCGCAAATCTCCCAGACAATCTCGGCCAGGCCGGGCGCCGCGAGCCGTCCGTTGATCCAGTGCCCGAGCCGATGGTTCTCGCCATCGGCCCAAAGATCGGCGCGCTGGGGAAACTCAGGCCAGGGCCGAACGTCCCAGGTCCAGACATGGATGGCCGCCGGATCGACCATCGGCCCGCCATAGACGGGCGACACAGGATTGCGCGCCGGATCGCTCCAGTGCGCGAGCACCGCCTGCAGGAACCTTCTCTGGATCGCCTCGTCGTGCGCGCCGGTCGAGAAATGCGGCAGGCCACTCTCGGACGATTTGGGATCGACGAACAGGTTCGGCTGGTTGGCCCCTTTGTCCACCGCAGGACAACCCAGTTCGGTGAACCAGATCGGCTTGGATCGCGGAACCCACCCCGTCGGTGCGGCCGACCTGACGCCCCCGATCCGGTTATGGTGCGGCTTGGACCACCAGCTTTCGATGTCCTTGTAGCGGAACACCCAGGGCTCGCCATGGGCGCCGTCGGTGATGGGCGTGCGTCGTTGGGCGCGCCTGTCCTCCGCGCTGGCGTAGAACCAGTCCCAGCCTTCCCCGCCCGCGACGCCGCCGGAAAGATAGGCGAGCGAATGACCGGACGCCGCCAGGCCCTCGTCCAGATGACCGTCGTCGTCGCGCCAGTCAGCGATCGGCATATAGTTGTCCACGCCGATGAAATCGATGACCGGGTCGGCCCAGAGCGGATCGAGGTGGAACACGACGTCGTCCGAGCCGTCCTGCGGATGATGTCCGAAATACTCGGACCAGTCGGCGGCGTAGCCGATCCTGGTTCCCGCCCCGAGCACGCTTCGCACGTCATGCGCGAGCGTCCGCAAAGCATCGACCGCCGGATAGACGCCCGGACCTGCGCGGAGCGTGGTAAGTCCTCTCAGCTCCGATCCGATGCAGAACGCATCGACACCGCCCGCCAGCGCGCAGAGATGCGCATAGTGCAGCACGAAGCGGCGCAGGGACCACTCTTCCGGACCGGAATAGGTCACCGCATCCCCGTTCGCGGCGAAGTCCTGCGCCTTCGCGGCGCCGAAGAAGGCCGCCACTTCCGCAATGGCGACAGGGCTTCCGTCCGGGCTCCCGGGAAGTCCGGGGGCCACGCTCGCGGTGATGCGCCCGCGCCAGGGGTAGGCCGCCTGCTCCCCCGCGCCCCACGGATCGGCCATGTCCGAACCGGGCGGCACATCCATCATGATGAAGGGGTAGAACACCACCCGCAGCCCCCGCGCGCGCAGATCGCGGATCGCGGCGATCACTCCCCGGTCCGAAGGCGTGCCGCCAAAAACCGGCCGGCCGTCGCGCAGCCCGACGACCCTCGCCTCCTCTCGCCCGATCCCGCCGACCCGCCACGCCGTCGGCTCCGTCGTCTTGTCTCGGGTCTCCACCCTCGGTTCGATCCGGCAAGAGGCGCAGCGGAGATCGTCGCCATACCAGGTCGCCAGCAGCAGCACCGACCTGCAGACGGGGGCCTCCTCCTGCAACTGGTCAAGCGCAGTCAGAAAGTCGGGCCGCCCATCGACGCCGTTCACGTTCTCGGTCACGGATACGCCTGGCGCCAGCCTCCGCCGCACCGGCGTGGTGTCCAGCGAGAACTCGCCCGAGCCAGGCGAAAGCGCGACGCCGCGAACCAACTCCGAAAGCGGGCGACCGATCTCCGCCGACACGCCTTCCGGCGCCCGCGGATGCCGGAACGCCTCGAAGCTCAGCTGCGGGATGCGATTTCCGAAGGGCGAGAGGTCCAGCGACTCGAACACCACATAGGCGACGCCGCGATAGGACGGCGCCGCCCCCTCCAGCGCTTCGATGAGCGGATCGGGAAGCTGGTCCTCGCCGCCCCGATGCAGACGCATTTCCACCGAGCCCCGAGCGAGCGGCTTCCCGTCAGCCCAGATGCGCCCCAGCCGATCGATCGGCCCCTCGCACAGCGCGACCGCAAGGCTGATGGCGTAGCGCCGGCTGACGCTGCCGGGCCTTGCGCCCAACCCGCCGCCCTTGCCGCCGCCCGATCGCTCCGTGATCTCCTGAAATCGCGAGGACCAGATCACATGGCCCGTCACGCGCATCCGGCCGAAGATGCGCGCGACCGGCGCCCCCTCGCGACCGCTCTGCACGCGCAGCAGCGGCGTCCGGCCGGTCTCGACCGCTCGACCGCCCCCACCGAGCAGGCGCTGGTCGATCATCGCCCCTGCGGCGCCGCCCGCCGCGCGCCCCACCATCGCGCCTACCGGACCGCCCAGCGCCGCGCCGACAGCCGCGCCCGCCGCGCCGAGGATCAGCGTCGCCATCAGTCCATCCTTTCCGGAAACGCGAAGGCCGCGACAAGGCGGCGGCGCCAGGCCTCGCCCAGCGGCGACTCGACCACGCCCAGACGCGAATAGGCGTGGATCAGGCTCGGCCTCCCGGACCCGTCTGACGCAAGAACGCCGACATGCCCGGCGGGTTCCCCGCGCCTCAGGCGCAGGAGCGCGACATCGCCGGGGTGGCCCTCTCCCGCGGGCCGCTCGCGCAGATGTCGCCGCGCCGCCGCCCATAGGCGCTCCGCCGAGGACGACCGCGACCAGTCGACCGCATAAGCCGGCGGCGACTCCGGCTCGAAGCCACAGAGGTCCCGCCACACCCCACGCACCAGTCCAAGGCAGTCTGCGCCGGCGCCGCGCAGGCTCGCGCCATGCACATACGGCGTTCCGATCCAGGCCCGCGCCGCCGCGACGGCGGCGGACCGGACCTCAGCCGAGCCGCGTCCCGCCATCCGTCGCCTCCCCGGGCCCCGGATAGGACCCGACCCAATCGTCCCCGGGCAAATGTGGAAAGCCCCTGAAATTCAGACTGTTGCTGAACCTGTCGCGACAGGTTGCGAAGCTGCGGTCGCAGCCGACCGTTGCGATGAAGGCATCTCCTATGGCCACCCCGCCGGCCGGGACAGCGGCCAGCGCGAAGCTCCGCCCGGTTCCGGCCGGACCATCGGCCGCGATCGGCGCGGATGATCCGGCATTGGCCCCCGTCGTCCAGGTCAGGGCGCCGTCCGCGAATCCATGCCCCGCCCCGCCGACGCCGAGCGCCGCCTCGAAGCGGTCGGCCCCGATGGTCCTCGTCACGACTCCCGTGGCCCGCATCGACGGCGCGGAAAGGTTCACCCCGCAGCGCGCATCGCCCAGCGCCGCGTCGCAGCCGCGCAGGAATGCCCTTCCGATGGCGCGATTCAGTCCCGCCCCCGGACCCAGCGCCTCGGCCCTGAACGCCGCGCCCTCGCAGGTGATCTCGCCCAGCGCGCCGTCGAACAGCAGCGCGCGCACATCGGGCTCGCGCCAGTCGACCAGCCAGCGCCGCACCCGCGCGCCGTCCCACAGCCCTGCGGCGATGTCGCGTTCGGACATGGAGTCGGAACGCAAGGCCCCCTCCATCTCGACCGACCCCGGCGCCAGCCCGGTCGCCGTCTCCTGCGACGAGCCCGAGACGCCCGACCGCGCGGAGAAAGTCACCCCGTCGAAGGTCAGATCCTCGTCGTGATCGGTGAAGCCCAGACTCGACCCGTCCCGTCGGTCCAGCCGCCAGCACCGGCACAGAGTCGTCGCGCCGCCGTCCAGACGCGCCTGCAGCCGCGGATCGAGCGCCCTCATCGCAGCTTCACCTCGATCACCGGAACGGAGGGAATGGATCCGGCCTCGAAAGCCGCGAGGTTCACCTCGATGCGATCCGTGTCGAAACGCGCCGGGGTGTCGAACTCGAACCCCGCCGTCACCTGCGCTCCCAGGCGAGGCGCGGCGTCGAACGTGACCACTCCCGTCGCCGGATTCACCGAGAAGCCCTGCGTCTCGGCGCCGTCGATCCCCACGCGCACGGTTCCCGCGACCGGCTTGACGATCATCCGGCGCAGGCTCGAAGGCCCGGAGACATAGGTCTTGGCCAGCGCGAAGGATGTCCGCACGCCGTCCCCGGAACCGATCTCGCAATCCGTCGGCGAGGGCCTGCCCGAGGGCGCGCAGGACTTCCAGTCCGTCCAGTCGCGCCATCGGAAACCGTAGAGCCGTCCCATCCGCGCCTCGAAGAAGGCGATCAGAGCGTGCACATCGTCCAGCGACCGCAGGCCGAGTCCCGCATCCCAACGTCGCCGCGCCTGCGCCCACACCGCGTTGCGCTCCTCGTAGCCGCTGCCCAGCGTCACGATCTCGGTCCGCCGCTCCGGCCCGCCGGTCGAACCGAAGGACAGCCCCAGCGGAAACCGCACCTCGTGGAAGTCGCTCATCCGTCACGCCCTCCCTCGACCGCGCTCGACGGCGCGGGCGAGCGCCGCCGCGATCTGCCCGCGCGAACGCTCGAACCCGGCGACGTCCGGCGTTGTGACATTGATGGTGACGTTCACGCCTCCCGACACGCCGAGCCGCCCGTCGGCGCCGCGCGTCAGCGGCAGGATCGCCTCCGGTCCCGCCTCGCCCGCGACGCCGGCGCCGCCCCCCAGAGCGAACGCCGTGGCGCCGTCGACGACCCCGCCCTTCGCGAAGGCCTGCGGCGCACCTGCGCCCAGCAGTCCTGCGGCGACGCCCGCCACCGCATCGGCCACCCCCCGCCCGACCGCGTCGCCGACCGGCGCGACCGCCGCGCGCAGCGCGCCCCGCGAAATGTCCTCCGCCAGGCCGCGCAGAACCGCCGAAAAGCGCGCGCTGCGCCAGGTCGCGTCGTCGAAGGCGCCCCGCAGCCCGGCGCCGACCGCTCGCGACAGACCCTGCGCCGCCTGCTCCGCCGCCTGAAGCTCGACGGAAGCCCGGCGTAGCCCGTCGCCAGCGTCTCTCCAGCCGTCGTCGCCGAGTCGTTCGCTCATGGCGCGTCCTCCCCTCGATCCGGATGCGCCGCCATCAGCGCCTCCAGCGCGTCCCGCCCCAGCGGTTCGGCCCCCGACCGGAAGCCGCCCAGCGCGGCGCGCAGTTCGACCGGGCTCATCGCCCAGAAAGCGTCCGGCGCAAGGCCGAGCCGGCCCACCCCGACGCCGATCAGGGTCGTCCAGTCGATCCTGCGGCTCATGCGGCCGCGCCCGTGAACGCCACGGCGAGCAGTCTTCCGGCCAACCGCGCGGCGCCGACGGCGCCGCCCTCGAAGGCCATGGCGGCCACCTCGTCTCGGCTCGCCATGCGACCGGCGCCCCGCAAGCCGGCCGTGAGGACCGCGATCACGTCGGCCGAGCGCATCGCCCCGCGGTCGAAGCGTTCGGCGAGGTCCACGAGCCCCTCGGCCGCCAGCGCGGCCTCCAGCTCAGCCAGCGCGCCAAGGGTCAGGCGGAGCGTCGCGGGCGACCCGTCGATCACGGCCTCGACCTCGCCCCGATACGGGTTCGCCATGCTCAGAGCGCCGTGAAGCCGAGCGCGCCCGCCGATTGCAGCGTCGCCTCGAAGGTCGCCTCGCCGTCATGCTCCGCGGCGTATTTGAGGTCCGTGATCTGGAATGGCCCCTCGATGACGCCGAAGTCGGGGATCACCATCCGGAAGGCGGGCGCCGCTCCCGCGAAGAACGCCGCGCGCAGCGCCGCGTCCGAGGCGGCGTCCTTGAACACGCCGCCGCCCGTGACGCTGGCGGACTGGACGCCGGCTCCCGCCAGCAGCTGCCGCCACCGTCCCGGCGCCTCCGCGGTCGTGACATCGACTGCGCCGGCGTTCAGCGCGATGCGCGTGGCCCGCAATCCCGCGACGGTCTCGAAGGTCCCCGCGCCTTCGGCGTCCAGCTTCAGCAGCAGATCCTTGCCTCTCTGCGCGCCCATCCACGCCTCCCTTGACGGCCCTCAGGCCAAGTGCTCGACCACGATCCGGAAGCGCAGCTCGACGCGGCGCGTCCGACCCTTCCCTTCCCGGCGCGTCCGTCCACCGAGGAACCGGCTGGACACCACCCGTCCGCGCTCCAGCGTCATCGGCGCCAGGACGACGTCGCAAACCGCCCCAGCGAGGCGCTTCAACGCGCCGAACCCGCCGCTCTCGGCGACGGTGGAGATCGTCACCACATGCGCGGCGCCGTCATCGCTCGCCGTCGACCACGGCTCGACCGTCTCGTCGCCCAGGATCACGCAGGGGCCGCCCCCCGCCGTCGACACGGCCGCGGCGTCCCCTTCGTCCCAGATCCGGGGACCAGCCAGCGCACCGACGGCCGGATCGGCCGAAAGCGCCGCGAACAGCGCCTTCTGGAGCGCCCAGGAACAGGCGAAGCTCATGCCGGCGTCTCCTCCTCCACCCAGCAGATCAGCCGCTGTCCGCGGGGATCGGCTTCGCTCACCGCACGGATCAGCAGATTTCGCGAGCCGTCGCTGAACCGCCGCCCCGCGGCGGGACGCCCTTCGGCGCCGCGGGGCGCGGCGCGCACGATCGCGCGATGCGACACGGTTGCGAGCCGCGCCCCGCCCGCCTCCCGCTCCCATGCCGAGACGGGACGCAGGTCCGCCCACATCGCGCCGACCCGACGCCAGCCCGCGATCCGCCCGCCGCCGCCGTCATCCGTCGCCGCCGGCGCCTCGAGCGTCAGCAGAACCCGCAGTCCGCCGATCGCCCTGCTCACAGCCGCATCCGTCGATAGGGCTCCACCAGCGCCGCGACCGACAGCGGCAACGCGGCGGCCGCGTCGCGCCCGGCCGCGCCATCCTCGAAGCCGTTCGCGGCCAGCAGCGTGACCGCCTCGCGCAGGTCGGCAGGCGCGTCGCCCCAGGCCGGTCCGTATCCGACCGTCAGCGTCGCGGCGCCGTGCCCTCCGGGCGGAGGCTCGGGCGGCGGCCACGGACCCACATACACGACGGACGGCTCCTCCCCGGACCCCATGCGCCAGTCGGCGCGGTTGAGGGGGGACGTCGCGCCTGCGGCGTCCACGGTGGCCACGGCGTCAAGCGTGACGACGGGTCTCAGGGGAACGGCGACCGGCTCCCGCCAGGACGCTGCGCGAAGCTCCACCTGGCGCAGCCCGAGCGCCCGTCCTGTCAGCCGTTCGACGCGCACGCGCGCCGTCTGCAGCAGCCGCGCGAGCAGAGCCGCTGTGGCCGGATCGGCCGCGGTCCCCTCCGGCAGCCGCAACTGGCCGGCCAGATCCGCGATCTGCGCCAGGTCCGGCGCGGGGGATGACAGCGCGATCAGCATCGAATGGACCCTCGCGGACACAGGAAACAGCCGCGCGGGAGCGCCCCCGCCCCCGCGCGCCTCAGCCTCAGGCGACGGCGAACTTCAGCAGCCGGATCGCCGAGAAGTCGGTCACGTCGCCGCCCACCCGCATGGCGGCGTAGAACTGCACATGCGGCTTGGCGGAGTACGGATCGCGCAGGATGCGAAGGTCGGGACGCTCCGCGATGGTGTATCCGGCGCGGAAATCCCCGAAGGCCACGGCGGCGGCGTCGGGCGCGATGTCGGGCATCTCCTCGCAGGTCAGCACGGGATACCCCATCAGGATGGCCGGCTGCTCGCGGGTCGTCGGCTCCGCCCAGATGAAGCGCCCGTCGGCGTCCTTCATCTTGCGCACGGCGCCTGCGGTCTTCGAGTTCATCACGAACGTGGCGTTCGCGCGGTATTTCGCGCCCAGGCT